GCGCCCATGGCTCCCGGTCCAGCGCCCACGGACCCCGAGATGATTTATTAGGATACAGTTATGCCTAACAACGCATACAGACGACGCGGTATAGCTGGAGTACCGGGCCGCAACCTTAACTCGGTTCGCGGGTCTTTGGATATTTCAGGTCTTTACCCTGTAAGAAGGGAGCACGGAACACCTCACTATGGAGAAGGGGAGGGGGACCGTGGGAAATATGACATTGGCTTGTCTACCAACTTTCTTTCAGACTTCGCTGATAGCGTAGCCGACGACCAAAATGCAACCCGTAGTGCAGAAGAACGAATACAAGACCAAATTAATCTTTATTCGAGGGATGCCCCTTCCGCAAGCGCGACTGAAGCAGATATCCAAAAGCGATATAATTTATACAAGTCTGTTCTTGGGGATTCTGGATATGATCAAGAAAGAGATAAAGATAGGTCGAATGCCAAGCTGCAAGCGGCCTTGGCTTTAGCCCAAGCAGGTTTTGGCTTGATGGGAGCGCAACCCGGTGAGGGCGAATCCCCCATGTCCGTAATGGGCCGCGCTTTCGGGGCACCTCTGGCAGGAAGAATGAGCGATATTGCGGGCACTTTCGCAGAACGCGATGCTGCTAGAAGAACCGCGCAACGAGCAGAAGAACGACAAATCAAACTTCAATCTTTTAAAGATGCAGAAGCTAAACAACTTGCGACGAGAGAAGCCCATCTGGCAAGTCGCGCAAAAGGCATTGAAGGCGCAAGGGAAGGAATTGATTTTCTAAAAGATCAAGAACAGTGGAACCCGCAAACACAACAATGGGAAGAAATAGGACTAGTCAAGCGCGTAATGACAGGTCCCTTAAAAGACATTCCTAAATACTACGACATGTCCGGCAACGAATTAACCGGGAAACTGAGAAATTTCAGGACGCCTGACAAAGCCCATAGGCCTGCTGCAACATTAATACAGGACCAGGAAAGAATTGTGGGCGGGGAGGCTGAGAACGTCCATATCTGGAGCTATATGACCTTTAACCCCGACGGAACTCCGGGAAAGAATAGGGCTGTCTTTGCGGACACCGGGAAGGAAGCGTTTTACTCCGATAGAGTAGTTAACGGTGTAAATATACCCGCAAATGCTAGACATCCAGAAAAGGCTACCGAGGGGCGCAAAGCTCATGCGCCGTCTTCTCGTACATATGAACTAACCGCAGAGGGTCGCGACTCATTGGTCCGTGCAGGTTATGACATTCCCGAGGGGTTAATTGGAACCTCTATCCAAGTGGATCAAATAAGACCCTCTGTGGCAGGAGAAGAGTCCTATGACATCATACGCATTGGTTCTGTGACAATAGACAGCAGAACCTTGCGGAAAAGCAAAGATAATCCAAAGGGTCTGACGCAATCACAGTTAGCTGCTTTATATAAAGAGGTTGAAACGGTAGGGGAAGATGCGGCAGAAGTAGGTAGACTAGAAGCAAAAGAGAATCGTGAATACGAAGGAGCCCTTGCAAGTCTACCGGACTATCTTGAAACATCTGCTATTCCCCGCAGGGGTGAAGGCAGTCTTGACTTTGGGATTGACGGATTCACTTATCAAGGAACGCCGCTGGATGAGGCCGCTCAAGATATAGTGAGGGACTATTTCAGGGATATATACGACAACATCATGGGGACCCTTGAAGTCGGTATGGGTGTCCAAGAGACACAGGATCTCACTAAACAATTTGCGGAGCAGTTTTATAGGACCCCCATTGATAAGATACTACGTCCTGAAGAAATAAAAGGAGCGGAAGAAACTCCCATATTAGATGTCGCTCCCCAAACGGTTCCCTCAGTTGTGCGCCCGGAGGTAACTTACCGTCCAAATAGCCGGGAATTTTCCGCAGTAAAAAAAGCTTACGACAATCTGGGGGAGGATTTTACGGCCAATGCAGCGTTACCTGAACCAGATACTGCCTGGAATGTACTGGGTGCAGGCAACCCCATGGTTCCTTTGCCAAACAATGCAAGGCTTACGGCCAATCCAAATGGACGAGTAGCGATGTTGGCTCACTACGTTCCCGGTATATGGTCTAACCCCGCAACGCAAAGTGATTCCCGCCTATTTGAAGACAACGAGGCCGCACGAGAGGCTGTTCTCAATAGAGCGGTGTTTGAACAAATAGCGGCAGATCCTTCAGTTTCTTCTGGAGCAGCGGATTTAGCTGATCGCAGCGCATCCTTAATGTCCGAGCTTGGAGACCGTAAGGAAAAACTACGGGCCCTTATCAATAGTCCCATAAGCCGGGAGATTAAAAACGCCACAGTTCAAACTGTAAGAATGCTTGAAGTTGCAAACGATTTAGAAAGTGCGCTTCTTCGTATAAGCCCAACCGGATTTATTGCAGGGCCTCTTACGGAGATTTTAAAAAAGATTGGAATAACAGATGCTCCCTTACCGGATAGTATTGACTTAATACTATCCGGAGAAAACGAACTGTCTCTTGACGAGAGAGAAGTTGCCAAACTGTACCGGGACTTCCTCGTTCAGAAAGAAATTTTGAATGAGTTGGGTGGGCGCGCCTTACTTAAAGAAACTGGAGACTTGCGGTATTCCGATAGGGACATGGTCGGAGCGAAAAAAGTTTTAATAAAAATGAACCAAACGGGCAACATGAATATTGCCCGTATGCAGGAATTAAAGAAATTCCTTTTGAATGGTCTTAATTCAAATATGAGTGGCCTGGGAACTTTAGGCTTACAGGATGACGTTGTAATACGTGCAATAAAGTCTGGCGCGAAAGTATCGGGGGTAAGGCCAAGCAAAAACGGAGCTTACTCTCCCTTTGCCCCTGAATCATATGTCGTTTCTAAAAACAAGCAACCTGGATACAGAAGAAACGATATTGAGAAATGGCGCTTGGAGGGACTTCTAAAACCCGCTATGAGAGATGGAAATTACATTCTTCCATCAATTCAGGGGGAAGCTCCAGGGGTCAACCCCATGATGATACCTGGAGATAAAATATTTGCTGTAGATGAAGACAACAGATACATATATGGAAAATACATTGATAACTATAGGTACTGGGTGGACGAAATAAAATATAAACGAAACTTACAATAAAGCCGTTAAAAAACCGGAAGTCCTTTAACAGGAACCAAGCCCCATGGTAGATATAAGCCCTGCACGAAACATCGCCTCCGACGAGATAATTTCTCCCGGACAAGATGCGCCGCCTGTTGCCGCCGAACAAGATGCGCCGCCTGTTGCCGCAGCGATGACCCTTGAGCAGGATTTAGAAAAGGGTCCCCCTTTTCATTTTGAAGAGAATTGGGACAACTGGTACGGATATAAGCCCAAGGCGGCTCCTCGTACCGTAACAGAACCTACTCCGGAACTGGAAGAGGGTCCGCTCACGTTTGGCGTGGGTCTTGTAGAGATGAGTGGTACTACGGCCCCTCCAATGGGTGAGACCATAAATGTTCCTGGCGCAGACAATCTTTATCTAAGGGCTACTCCCCTCCCAAATGCCGATGGCGTTTGGAAATATGAAGCTGTTATGGATGACGGGGATACAATTGTGGATATTTCTGGGGGAGGATGGGTGCTGCCCCCCGAAAGAGCCCGACAGGATGTACAGAAGGGCTATTTCATAAACCTTATTAGAAGAGGTATAGAAAAAGCCCAAGGTCCCCGTGATGATATGGCTACGGAACCTTGGTATCAAACACTTAGCAGCGGGATCCAAGAAGGGGTTTCACACATACCGGGACTTCTCCCATGGGTAAGCAATACTGCTCTTATGTTTCCGGATATATTTTATAATATGGGAGAGTGGGCTCTACAAGGATTTCCCGAAGATCACCCTATTACAAAGGGGAAATTTAGGCAGATCCTATCTCAACCAGAAGGTTCTTATCTGGGTTCCCCGGAACAATTCGCCCAGCTTGCACAGGGGTTAGGGGATAATGTACGCATTGCCCGTAAGTTTATAAACGACGCTACCGGGACCGTGACCATTCCGATTATTAATGAGCAAATTGGTTTGGGCAATTTTTTAAGTATGCTTGAGTTTGATACTACTCCGGAGCAAAAGACCAAGGCACAAACATATTTAAGGCTGCTGGGAAATATCATTGGCCCCTCCCCTATAGAAGGTGCGATGATTGGACGATTAATGCACAACATGTCCAAGGTGCCTGGAAAGCCTACCAAAGATAAGCTCATAAGTGAAATGTCTTCTTATGAATATTCGATGGGGGGCAAAGGAATCTTGTCCCCGCGCTCGTGGGCCGGTACTAGAGCAGAAACCGGAATGGGTTTTGTGGCGGGCTCCGGAATGATAGGGGCCATGGAAATGTCTGAGGATTGGCCTGAGTGGGCAAAACAGATTGCGACTCTAGGTGGCGCTTTTATTCTCCCTCCGGCTGTGTTAACCAGCGGAAGAGTGGCAGTAGCCTTGGGGGCACAGGTTCCCTTCGTAAGCTTGCCCGTTAAGGCTCTTCGCGGAATTTATGAAGCAGTACATCCATCCGGTATGCAAGTAGCAGCAACCCGTGCTTTAGAGAGCATGGGCGGGGACAGAGTTAGTGGATCAGATATATTTGATGTCCGGGACCATCTTTTCTTTGCTATTGCGCAAGGAAATCATATTGATCGACAAACTTTTATCACGTACACAACGCCTCAATTCGCACGTCGCGAAGCCGCTAATATTGAAGCTCGTTTGAACGATCCTAAAGCTACTTTCTCCGATAAAGAAAGAGCTAGGATGGAAGACCTACTTCCTAAACTTCGCCGGTATGCAGATTTTCAGGAAGGGCAGTTCAAATCCATTTTCGGGGACGGGAAAATTGCCGCAGAGGTATACGCAAGGGAGGCCGAGCGTTTACTCGAACGAAGAAATAAGTTGTTCGACGCTCTTGGGAAAATAATTTACACAGGGGACACGGTACACCCCATAAGTTTATCTCCGGAGCAAATAAAACTTGCTAATACGGCTTTTCAAACCGCTGTTGATGGTGCGGTGGCCTCTGCGAAAAAAAGAATAAGCACTCTCAATGAAGGCAGACCTAAAAAATTTGCGAATGAACAAGAGCGCGCAAATTTTGATGAGATGATACGAAGAGAAGCCGAAACCGCTGAAATGGAAATAAGCGCTTATGAAAGCGCTATGTTTGAGGGCATCCCCGGATTCAACACATCTAAAGGATCGGAACTTCTTATAGAAGGTGTTCCCATAGGAGAATTTTACGCAGCTAAATTAGCTTCCCGTAAACCCGGAGAACATAAAAACACCCCCGCTGTTGTGCTTGAACTTGCCGGTAGTCGCAGGATACAAGAACAGCCTCTCGCAGATCCGGAACAAAATGCACAGGTAATTAGGGCCAGGTCTAATATTCAAACGCAGACAGAGAAGCGGGATATAGATATTGCCTATTCCAAAAGGGAAAAAGACAAGAGGGCTGACGCAAAGCGGGAATTGGATAATGCAAAAAGACGCACCAAAACGCCCGAAAATAAGAAGAAAATAGAGGCCGCTCAAAGAAAATTTGACGCTGCTTCCAAGGCGTTAGATCAGGTAAATAAAAGAATTGCTAAACAAGACGCTACTATTCGAGGACAACAGAGAATATTAGATGAAATTTATCTACAAGACCGGACGGTAGAAACTCCAGATGGGACCCAAACGGTAGCTCAAGTTACAGAGAAATCTGGTGTGTTAGATTTCGGGTCCCGTATAGGAGAAGATGGTGCACCCATTGGCCCAGCCCCCAGTGATGTTCATAGAGTTCTGTCTAATGCAAAGAGAGCAAAGAGAGCCGAAGATTTTAGACAACCAAAAAATGCGCCCAGAATTGCGGAGTTAAATAAAGTAATAGCTGAGTTGGAAGGTGTTCTTGGCGGTGAAAACTTTAATCTGGATTCAACTTGGCTGGATGCAGCTAGAAATGTTTCGGCTGTAAAAGCCGGTGTGGTTGGATCAGGGCCTATAGCCCAAATCCTTTCCAGAGGAAGGGGAGGAGGAGCAAAAGTACAATTGGAAGATACCACTGGTGTGGTATTACCGGCACGGAGCCGCTCCGCTCTTAGACATTTACAAAACGTAATGACTAGGTTGCGAACGGGAAAAGACGCCCCAATTATTAGAGGTGATAAAACTAAAGATAACCCCGCCGGTTTGTATCTTAATCCAGAACTGACACAAGGTTCTGAAATAGGGGCCGCAATACTTAAAAAATACGCGGAATCACCTCCTCCACCCTTTGAACACATTAAACCTTCTCCGGACGCACCTTTCGGGGGACGCAGCCAAGGTTACAGGGTTAGTGAAGGCACCCCCGAGACACAAGCAAACATTGATATTGTCGAGGGTGTTTTATGGGACAGGTTTAGTCGTTTACATGATACAGCAGGATTTGATACCGGCGCTGCCGAAAAATTTATAGCCAATAACCAAGACGCAATAACATGGTTGGAAAAAGCTAAAAACAGGGGAAAGGGCGACGGCGACACCAAGTGGAAATCTCCCTTCAGGGATATAGGCGTTGCGGAAGAAGTTGTCCTCTCTTTAAAGCAGTTAACTCCTGATAACATAGACGATGTCCTAAAACAGATGCGAGAAGCAGGGGCGTTTGCAGGAGGTACGTCTTTGACGGAGAGCGGTCTCCGCGCAACTTTAGAACAGGCCGCAACAAGACAGAAAAACCTTGCCGCTTTCCAAGTGTTTACAGGGGGTACATCCATTGAGGTACAAGGAAGAAAGTTCGTAGATAGTGTTCTAGACTCTGACAATGCGGCTCAACTTATAGACGAGGTTCTTCACGTTCTGAAACAGGGGGAGCTTGAAGACGGCACCAATCCTTCCTTAAAAGGATTCCAAGATATAGTTTCTCAAAACATACATTCCAGAATAAGAAGTTCTGGTAAGGACGGTACTGCTGTAGGGGAAATTGCGGAGAGGCTAAACGCCCACCTTGGAACTACAGCGGGAAAGGGAGAAATTAAACTTTATGATTACACAAAGCTGCGTAACTTATTAGACCCCGACAATCCACAATCCTCGCAGTTTAGAACACTTCTGGATAAAGTATATGGAGGTCCCGCTTGGGAAAGGCTCAACGGAGACGTTACGCCTTCAGATTATTTTTCTAAGTTTGCTAATAATGCCGCAGAACAGCAAATGATATTTTCACCTGCGGCCCTTAAAAACGTCCCCGCTCAAATGCAGCTTTCATACGAGCTTATAGGTAACTTAGGTCGTATGGCGGGGCTGTATTTTAGTAAAACGGGCCTTATAAACGCTCTTGTTGCATCCGGTATAGGAAGAAGAGCGGCTATCTCGGTGTCGCAAAACATGCGCCAGTCGGGAGTAGAAAGGCTTATTTGGGAAGGTATGGCCGACCCTGAACTTGCAGCTGCGCTAATGAAAAAACACGGAAAACTCACAAGTTCGGAAAAAGGCAACCTTCTACAAAGGTTATACAAAATAGGCGAGACGCAGGTATGGGACAGAAACCTCCAAAAAATTAATAATGCCCTGGAAGACAAACCCGGCGTTATTATGGAAATCCTAAAGGAGGTGGGGGACCCTGGGGCACCCCTTTACGCGCCGGAACAATCTCCCGAAGATCGAAGGGGGAAACGCGGATTGGGCGTTTATGATCCCAACTATAATCCCTTCACATATCGAGCAAAACCTGGGGCCTCTCTGGGACCTTCTCCGGCATCCCCGGTGCCGGGTGCAGCACCTAATCCAGCGTCCGTATTAAGTCAGGTAAACCCTGTAGGGACAAACCCCCAAACGGCAGCACGAGGCCAGCAAGTATTTGGCGCAATGGATCCTATCTTTAGCGGTCCCATGACTGCGGCAAAGGGAGGGATTGCCTCAATCAAGCCCAAGAAACCACGGCAAATGGTTCTATGAATTTGTCAGCGCATTTCTCATTGAGAGAACTGACGAAATCCCAAACCGCAACGCGCCTCAAACTTTCCAACAAGCCCGGACCTGCGGAGACAGCGAACCTCAAAGCACTCTGCCTTAATGTCTTGGAGCCTGTCCGCGAGCATTATGGCATTCCTTTCAGCCCCTCTAGCGGATACCGCTGCCCTGCATTAAACAAGGCCATTGGTTCGTCAGACTCGTCCCAGCATATAAAGGGCCAAGCCGCCGATTTTGAGGTGCCGGGGATTTCTAATATGGATGTCGCCACATGGGTTTTGGAAAACTGTTCCTATGACCAACTGATTCTGGAATTCCACAAAAAGAAAGACCCCCAGTCGGGGTGGGTTCATTGCAGTTTTGTAGACGTTCTAAAGAATCGAAAGAAGGCTTCCATATATGACGGAAGAAAATGGGAGCCTCTACAAGTCGTTTAAGATTTTTCTTCCTCGTCCCAAAAGCCCGGACACCCAAAACTATCCCGTTGTTCGCGGCTCACTGGATAGTTACGGCAGACGTTGGGACGCAACCCATGGATGGTGCAATGCCAATTATCTTCGTCCACTTGTTTGACCCAGGGGCAAACCCCCGAGATAATCTCGTCTCCTGTTTTAGGGTCCATCCATAAATCGGCGGTGCGGTCTTCCCCATCGCCCCACTTGAAGATGTATGCCGTGTCCAAAATATCTTGGCGACCAGCTTCCTCCCAACGTTGAAGGTCTTCTTCGTGCGCCGACATAGTCCCCACGTAGGGCGCGTGGGTACAGCATTTACCGCAATTCGTGCAGTTAAAGGTTTTACGATTTTTTTTCTCTTCATATACCAAACCTCCTAAGTCGTGCAGAATTAAGAGACCTATATCATTTGTTATATCAACCATTTTCTAACCTCTTCCCCTAATATCTGATCCGCTATGGAAATCTTATCGCGCAAAGCACCTACGATCTTCTGGTCCACCGTGTCTGGTGCAATCAAATCAATATACGTGACTTTGTTGACCTGCCCTATGCGATGGGCGCGATCCTCCGACTGCAAGCGCAGTTCCAAGTCGTAGCTGTTGCTGTAGTATATGACCGTGGATGCTGCTGTCAGAGTTAAACCGTAGCCGCCCGTTTTAGGGTGGCCCACGAGGAAACGCAGATCAGAATGACGATCTTGGAAATTTTCCACGATCTGTTGCCGTTCAGAATCTGGCGTCTCCCCGTGGAGCCGTGCAACCGCCTGTACGCTGTGGCGGTCACGCAGGGCTTCGGCAATCGAGCGTATGTCGCGCGTCCATGTCGCCCATATGATCGCCTTACCCTGTATCTCCTCACAAATATCTAAAAGCTCATCGAGCCGATTGGACTTCAACTCGTGGACTTCCCCGTCGTCGGAAGTCAAATGGCCGAGACAAATCTGCTGAAGCCGCATGATTTGAGTCAAAACATTCTGCGTGGTGGAAAGCTCTCCGCTACTCAATCGAGCCAGAGCGAAATGCGTCATTTGAGCATACGCTTTGGACTGCTCGTCGGTAAGCTCGACCAATCGTCTCATATAAACCTTATCCGGCAAATCCAGGCAGTCTTCTTTCCGCACCCGGAATGAATTCTCGTTCAGCTTGTTCGTTAGTTCATCCAGACGCTGGAAGCCTACCACTTGATTAAAGGAGTGGGTTCCCATGGTTCGCCTCTGGACCACGGCATAACGGTTCTGGAAGGTGTAATATGAATTAAATCCCAGTATCTCTGGGTCCAGAAAACCCAGTTGGCTGAAGAGATCGAGAGGGGACTTGGTAACCGGACTCCCCGTCAAAATCCTCCTGAACCGCGCACCACGGCCCACGGCACAAAGGGCCTTCGTTCTCTTCGCCTGTCGGTTCTTGATTGTCGTGGATTCATCCACCACCATGAAAGTGTTGAACCGCTCAACAAAGAGCTTTGCAACGTCCGTTCCCTTCTTAGTGGAGAAGGCCTCGACGTTCATCAGCAAAAACCGGAGCTTGTGGTCGCCCTCATATAAAGAATTCAGTTCGGCACGCTTGGTTTTTGTCAGAGAGGGCTTCCAAAGAACAATCTCACGCGCTATTCTGTCAGGCAAATGTGTTTCAATCTCGGACAGCCAATTAGCGATGACACCTTTTGGAGCCACCACCAGTGCGAGATCAATTTTTCCCTCCTCAAAGGCGGTTCCTATTGTATCCAGAACCACCTTGGTCTTGCCCGTTCCCATATCCATGAAAAGCGCAAAATTTTGTAGCTTGCGCGATTCATCGAAAGCAGCCCTTTGATGGTCATAAGGTTCTGTCTTGAAACAAAAATCACTCACCTGGATTTTCTCTTGCATTTCCTGATATAGTTGTATATACTCCATTTTGACGCTTAAATCAAGCGCCGATAAAAGGAAAGAGAAATATGGCCCAAAATAATCTTTTGTCTGAAATGGCGTCGGACAGCGGAAACGCACCGGATCAGATCGACAACCTCAACGATGCAGCCCTCGACGCAATCTCCAAGCTCGCACAAGGTGCGGCAAATCTCGAACGGGAAATTGCTGACACAGAGGAACTTTTAAAAGGGCGTAAAGCTGCCCTTCACAAAATAACAGACGAACAGTTGCCTGAAGCCTTGGAGGAAATGAACCTCCAAAAATTCACGCTCAAGGACGGCTCAGAAATAAGCGTCAAGCCTATATATGCCGCGTCCATCCCCAAGGATAGGCGCGACGAGGCTTTTGCGTGGCTTCGGGACAATAAATTCGGGGACCTCGTCAAGAACAACGTCTCCGTAACGTTTGGCAGAGGAGAAGACGAAGCCGCAAAGGATTTCGTCGGCTTTTGTGCCGACAAAGGATTTGTTCCAAACCAGCTTGAAAAAGTCGAACCCATGACTCTGAAAGCTTGGTTGCGTGAGCAGGTGGAAGCGGGTCACCCCATCCCGCTTGATTTATTTGGGGCTTTCATTTCACAACGAGCCATTATCAAGAGGAGTAAGTAACCATGGCTACGAAACAGGTGGCGAAGAAGAAGACCAACGGCAAACTCGCCGTTATGAACGAAGACATGTTCGCACAAGATGCCGGAATCGGTGTGACCGATCTTGGCAGCGAAGACCTTGCAATCCCGTTCTTGAAAATTTTGCAGAAAATGTCCCCCGAGTTGGATGATATTGCATCTGCGAAGAGCGGGGACATAATCAACACCGTAACAAAGGACGTTATAAAAGGTAAGGATGGCGTCCGGCTTGTGAACTGTGCCTATTCCCTTCAATACATCGAATGGGAGCCACGCGGAACGGGGACAGGCGCGCCTCACAAAATATACACGTCCTCTGATGCGTTGCCTGCAACAGAGCGCGGCGACGATAACAAAGACTATGTTGTTGATGGGAACGGGAGATATCTTGAACGCACGGCGCAGCATTATGTTCTGGTTCTCGATGAAGATGGCCTTACCCAACAGGCCCTCATGCCAATGAAGGCCACGCAGTTCAAGAAGTCCAAACAATGGAATTCTGCGATGCGAGCATTGAAAATGCGTGATGCCAAGGGGGGGATGTTCATTCCGCCCAGGTTCTCACACATTTGGCACCTGACAACCGGTGCAGAAGAAAATAAGAACGGCTCCTGGCACGGCTGGGTTATCAGCAAGGAAGGTCAAATCGAAGACCCCAACCTGTATGCTGAAGCAAAGTCTTTTGCGGATTTAATTTCTGCGGGAGCGGTTAAAGTTCAACATGTTCGCGAAGATAATTCGCGTGATGACGACGTTCCGTTTTAAGGAAGAACTGGGGGGGCGTTCGCGCTCCCCCTCTTTTTTGATATGGACACCAGCCTCGTCACGCGGTTCGCTATTCTATTTCGCGGTCTCGACAAAGCCTATGGCACCGTCGATATCAAAGGCCCGGAAGCCAGCGGAAAACGCGAAGGTAAATACACCTTTGTGCGTGAGAAACGCACAACGCAAACTTTCGCGCGCCATCTGAACGGCGAATCCTCCGTTGGCATCGTGCCGATCAATGAGCAGGGGATGTGTTGGTGGGGAGCGATTGACATTGATCTTTACCCTCTCGACCACGCTTCCATCGTCAAAAAGGTTGCGGCGCTTAAACTTCCCATCATTGTCTGCCGCAGCAAATCCGGCGGCGGACATTTATATCTTTTCCTCAAAGAACCCGTGCCTGCCAAAATCCTTCAAATAAAGTTGAGGGAGATAGCGTCTGAACTAGGGTGCGCCGATGGCACAGAAATTTTTCCAAAACAAATCAAACTCGTCCTAGAGCGCGGGGACTTAGGTAACTTTTTAAACCTTCCCTATTTCAATTGCGAGGGGGGAGGCCTGCGCTACAGCATCAAAAGTGATGGAAGCGCAGCCACTCTCGAAGAGTTTCTGGATGCCGCAGAAGCCGCTGCTCTCACGGCGGACCAACTGGAAAAGCTTTCCTTTGAAGAAACAAAATCGGATATAGACCACCGGATCAAAGACGGTCCTCCCTGCCTCCAGGCTCTTTTACGACAAGGCTTTCCTGAAGGCACTCGAAACAACGGCCTATTCAATGTTGGTGTTTATTTACGAAAAGCTTTCCCCGACGAGTGGGAAACTAAAATCCTGGAATACAACCAAGCCGTGATGACCCCTCCGTTAGATTTGAAAGAGGTCAATATCGTAGCGGACCAATTAAAGAAGAAAGATTATCAATACCGTTGTTCCGACCAGCCTATCAGTAGTCACTGCAACAAGGACCTTTGCCGCTCCCGCAAGCATGGCGTTGGAGGGGGCCAGAACACGCCTACCATCTCCTCCCTGAGAAAATATGATAGCGAACCCCCTCTCTGGTTTCTCGATGTCAACGGCGCGCCCGTTGAACTCGATACCGAGGCTCTGCAAAAGCAGATTAAATTCCAACACCACTGCATGGAGCAAATTAACTTTATGCCCCGGACCATAGCGCGACCTGCGTGGGAAGCGCAGATGAACACGCTTCTGGGCCAAATGGTATCCACAGAAGGCGCGGTGATTTCCACCTCAGACGACACTTCCATTCGAGGGGTGTTCTATGACTTGGTGGAAGAATTCACTACACACATGCAAGTAGCTGAAGACCGGGAAGAAATCCTCCTGAGAAAGCCCTGGCTCAATGAGGAAACACGCCGCGTATTTTTTCGTCTAAAAGATTTGGAAGCTTTCCTAAAGCGCAACAAGTTCTTGGAATACAAGAGCAACAAAATTGCTCAACGGCTCCGCGATATCGAAGGGACGCCGGAAGTTATTCGCATTAAAAATAGGCATGTTCGTTGTTGGTCCATACCAGCCGCAGACCCGATAGAGGATAGTTTCAGCAGTAACTTTAACGAGACAGACGACGACATTCCATTCTAAGGGGAATATAAAGGTGCTACGATTTTTTGGGCCGCCGGGAACCGGCAAGACAACCACGCTTCTTAATCTTGTCGATGATGCGTTAGCCAACGGCATGGCGGCAAACGACATTGGCTACTTCGCCTTCACCCGCAAGGCGTCCCACGAGGCACGAGATCGAGCCGTCGTCCGGTTTAACCTAGATGCGGATAAAGACTTCACCTACTTCAGAACCTTGCACAGTCTGGCTTTTAGATTGCTGGGTCTGACATCAAGTGACGTTCTATCCGAGAAACACTTGAAAGATTTCAGCAACACCATAGGAATTGATTTATCCCAAGGGACAAAGAACGACGATGATGAGGGGTTTACAATCTTCCGCAGCGACCACCCCATGATGCGCGTTGCCGACTTGGCGCGAACCACGGAACTCGGACCCGAAGCCGCATACAATTGCAGCCAGCTTCACGAACCACGGCACTTGTTTATACATGTGTACGAAGAATATGAGGCGTTCAAGAAACAAAATAATCTCACAGATTTCACGGACATGCTTGTGAAACTGTCGCAGCGCCCGGAAATATTTCCTACGTTCAAATTATGCTTTGTTGACGAGGCACAAGATTTAACCCCTCTTCAGTGGCGCATCGTGGACATTCTCGACAAGAAGTCTGAGCGTATGTTCATTGCAGGGGACGATGACCAAGGAATATATGCTTGGGCTGGAGCGGACATACATCGCTTTATAAGTTTGCCTGGAGGCTCTGAAGTTCTAAGCCAATCCTACCGCGTCCCCCGAAGCATTTGGGAGATTGCTCAAAAGGTGTCCAGCCGAATTAAAAAAAGACAGCCAAAGACGTGGTCCCCCCGACAAGAGGGTGGTGTCGTACAACGCACCTACGACACTTACGATATTGATTTTGCACCGGACGATGAATGGTTAGTCATGGCGCAGGCCAACTACATGCTATCTGAAATAGCGGGGGACTTGAAAAGACAGGGAGTGTTTTTTGAGAGGTATGGAGAGCCTTCTCTCGGGAAGAAAGTACGCAATGCAATTTTTTCTTGGAACCATTTAACCTCAGAAAACAACGGAGAAATAAGTCTCTCCGAAGCTCAAAACCTTTTCAACCATATGGGAACTGGAGAGGGCGCGGTACGGCGCGGCGGAAAGGCTTTATTAAAAGCATCGCATGAGGATGACACATTTACATTTGGGGTTTTGTGCGAGCATTTTGGTTTAGATGTTGGTTTAAATACCGACTGGCAAAGCGCCCTTGATAAAATCAAACCGGAAGATAAAGCTTACGCAGAAGTCCTACTATCCCGTGGTGTGGACATTTCAAAAAAACCAAAAATCCGACTGTCCACGATCCACGGAGCAAAAGGTGGGGAGGCGGATAACGTTCTTTTATATTTGGACCTTACGGGAAAAGCACTGGAAGAAATGGGTAGAAACCCCGATAATGCGAACCGCGTATTATATGTGGGGGTTACTCGTGCAAAAGAACGTTTGATATTAAAATATCCCGAAGATCTACAGCGGGGCTGGAGTATATAAAATGATACCAGAGGAAATATTGAAAGAGGCGGCTTGCTTGATTGCTGGACAACGAGCCAAACAACACGGCAATTACACGGCCCTTCATTTACGAATTGCTGACTTATGGTCTTCTTATCTTAAATACAAAATTAGCCCGGAGCAGGTTGCGCTATGCATGGCGCTCGTCAAGATCGCTAGGGATGAAGTGGGAAATGAGAACCCCGACGATGCCATCGATGCCGCCTCTTATGTAGCCCTGTGGGGCGCACTGAAAAGTCGTAAATGAAAGCTCTTAAAAAACCAGTCTTCGGAATCCGCACGGAGTGGGTCCCGGTTTCGGACCTCCCGGTTACGCCTGATAGCATCACGGAAATAGCTGTGGATTTGGAGACCAAAGACCCACGGCTCAAGTCCCACGGCCCTGGCTGGGCCACGGGGGAAGGAGAAATAGTAGGCATCGCCGTTGCCTACGAGGGCTTCAATGCTTACCTCCCCATAGCCCATGAGGGGGGCGGTAATCTAGATCGTAAAACGATTCTTAAATGGTTCCAGAAGGAAATCGCGGATAATCCATCTGATAAAATTTTTCACAATGCCGCCTACGACGTTGGTTGGCTGGGACAGGCTGGCATAGAGCTTCAAGGCCGCTTTTTGGATACGATGATTGCGGCCCCTATTCTGGATGAGAACAGACGCTTTTATTCTCTGAACTCGGTAGCTTACGATTATCTTGGAGAGACGAAATCCGAGGCATTGCTGCGTGAAGCCGCCCAGGAATTTGGGGTTGACCCAAAGGCAGAGATGTATCGTTTACCCGCCGGGTTCGTTGGCGAGTATGCGGAAGCGGATGCGCGCCTTACCCTGGACTTATGGAACCACTTCAAAAATCTCCTGTCGCAACAAGACTTGTGGCAGATTTTCAATCTCGAAACAGAAGTCCTCCCCGTATGCATAGACATGACTCGCAAGGGCATTCTTGTTGATTTGGAGAGTGCGGAAAACCTCAAGCAGACCCTTCTCAAAACCGTCAAGAAAATCAAGGGCGGCATTAAAAAAGAAACCGGCGTAGACATTGAACTCTGGTCCGCCGCCAGTGTCGCGAAAGTTTTCGACCACCATAAAATTTCGTACTCGCGCACCGCTACTGGGATGCCGTCCTTCACCAAGAACTTCTTGAAAACGCACTCACACCCGATGGCACAACAGGTTGCCGAAGCTCGGGAACTGGACAAGCTCGGGAACACTTTCTTGAGTAGCATTTTCCGCTACACCAAGAAAGGCAGAATCCATGGGCACATTAACCAATTACGCAGCGAGGGAGGGGGAACCGTTAGTGGGCGAGTATCAATGTCCAACCCAAACCTCCAGCAAATTCCGGCTCGCAACCCAAAGTTCTCGGGTATGATCCGGGGGCTATTCCTTCCAGAAGAAGGCGAGCAATGGGCCAGTATGGACTACACGCAACAGGAACCGCGCATCCTGGTCCACTTCTCAAGCCTCACGAACCATGGCTTGGAAGGCTCGGAAGAGTTTGTCGCTGCCTACAGAAAAGATCCTAAAACAGACTTCCATAAAATGGTTTCGGAAATTGCAAAGATAGAACGTTCCGAGGCTAAAACGCTCAATCTCGCATTGATGTATGGGATGGGGGTCAACCGCCTCGCGGAGACGCTAGACCTGTCGGTTGAAGATGCCAAGGCGCTGATGTCTCAGTATCACGACAAGGTTCCGTTTGTGAAAGAGCTACAAGAGGTGGTACAGCGCCGGGTAAAGGACGCTAAATCCCAAGGTGCCATACGCAGCTTGCTTGGTCGAAAGTGTAGGTTTGATCTGTGGGAACCCAATTTATTTGTATCTTCACGAGCATTGCCGCGCGAAGAGGCGCTTCACGAGTACGGAGATAACATCAGACGAGCTTACACATATAAGGCGTTGAACAGACTGATCCAAGCGAGCGCAGCGGACCAGACCAAAGCCGCCATGGTAGCGATCAAAAGAGAAACAAAAAGAACCCCCCTCGTTCAAATCCACGATGAACTGGCTTATTCGGTATCGTCCAAGGATGATGCGAAGAATCTCTGCCGCATCATGGAAAATGCCGTAGAAATGGAAGTTCCGACTCCCGCTGATATAAAATTGGGAAAGAACTGGGGTAGCTTGCATACCATCCCGTAAAGTGCTATATTGTTGCCGAGGAGAAAACAATGAATCCGACAAAATGGAAAAGCGTCGTTGTGAGCATTGACGCCTACAAAGCCCTGAAATCACTTGCTGTCGCAAATCATCGAACGATCAGCGGGCAGCTTACACACATACTTGAAGTCTACATGAGACGCGGGCTTGACAAGGATGATGATGAAACAAGAACCATTAGGTGACATCCCGCGCCGCAGGGAGAGCGTAACGGAAAGCGTTCTGGGGGAAGGCTTTTCTTTCGCCGTGACAGTTGGATTTCACCCGATTTATGGCTCCCCACTAGAAGTTTTCCTCACTCAACGCGGTAAGTGCGGCTCACCCCTTGAAAAAACCCTCTACGAAATTGGCGTGACCGCCTCCAAACTGATGCAGGATTACGACACCTCCGGGACTAAAATCAGGGTTTTGGAGGAAGAACTGGCTGAAGCGAAAGAAGAAAACTTTAAGTTAGGCCAGTTGTTGCAATGCAAAAACTTAGGGGGGAAAGAATAATTTCTATGAGCGGCTTGGCCCCTACCTGATGGGAACGTGGGCCACCCTTTAAATCTAAAAAAGGGTTGCCTTCCATGCCCTTAAACGTATCCTTTAAAAAACCAACAGCAAAGGGTACAATGTATGCCAGAAGCACAAATTCTGAGTAGGCATGAAAGAGGCGCTTGGGCAGAAGTCTTCGCAGCACAGTGGCTTATTGAGAGGGGTTATTACGTATCCCGCAACATTGCCCATGCAGCACCTTTTGATCTGGTAGCAACCAGCAAAACCGGACGTGTTGTCCTTTTTGATGTCAAGTTTGTAAGCTACAAAGGCCGAAGAAGAGATGCCAGTTCGTTTCGTGTACTGAGCGACCTCCAAAAGGTTATGAAAATTCATTTGTTGGTAATCGATAATGAGAGTAACGTACTAATTGATCCACCCCTGAACGAGCCGGGGGAGGCCCCAGAAGAAAGGCCCGATGATGTTTAACAACCTTACTCTTGCGATTTTTATAGCCTCCGCGCTCCTCCTCGCGCCCCTGACTGTACAAGCGGAGGAAAAAACCGACGCGCCCGTCCAGCGGATTACCCAGATGCTCTATCCGAGTGTCCTTGTAGATGTTGGGAGAGGCCAGGGGTCCGGGACCATCATTTATTCCGAATGGCGCGATGACGACGAAGCATGGAC